AAGCAGGACATCACTGACCTTGGCCTCACCGACAAGCAAGCCGCCTTCGCGATGCACTTCGCAACTGGCATGTCCCGGACCGATGCCGCTCGGGCAGCAGGTTACGCAGAAGCAACAGCCTCCGCCGAAGCCCACCGATTGCTCAAGAACCCACTGATCTTGCAAGCCATCGAGCAAGAGGTGCGTATGTCCTTCGCCGAGCACGCACCGATGGCCGTCTCAGTGATCACGGAGCTAGCCCGGTCCGCGAAGTCTGGGATGGTAAGGCTGCTGGCGGCGCAAGACCTGCTCGATCGTGCGGGTCACAAGCCGGTGGAGAAGCAGATGCACGCCGTTGCAGGTGAATTGGTGGTCAAGATAGACCTTGGCTGACCACTGAGACGGGTGGGGGGGTCCAAAAACGCGGACTAGACTGGTTGGCGAGGCCCTCGATGCAGAATTTCCCCCCGTATAAGCCGGTCCGGTCGCTGCTCGAGCAGGCCTGCCTCGATGTCGGTCTCGATCCAAAGCGATATCTGATCCCCGAGCCGACGATCCGCTCGATGGAGTTCGCCTCGGTCGAGTGCGTTCTCGATTACAACCCCGAGATGATGATGAACCGCGAGGCGGTGTTCGGCGTCACGCAGGACGGCCAGCGCGTCATGCTGTCGAGCCGTCTGGTGCCGGTCGGCATCAGCCCGGGCGCGGTCAATGTGGTCGCGCCGGACGACATCGACCTCGACCCTTCACAATGGCGGACCTTGCCGTGAGCGCGCCGGACGGCTGGCGGCACGCGCTGGCGCAGCGCTCGTGGAAGGACTTCATCGCCAAGGGCGGCAAGCCGGGGCGCTATCCCTGGGTGCTCTATGTGCTGCCGACCGCCGAGACGGTCATCAGCCTCGGCGACCTCGCGAGCTGCCATGTGTTCATCTACCGGATGCGCGCCGGGAAGGTGATCTGCGAGGGAAAGGACGTCACATGACCGATCGACCGGCAGGCTTTGGGGCCGGCGCGCGAGCGCCGCGCAAGCGCGCCCCCTCGGGCTTCTGGATGATGATCGTGCTGGTCGCGCCGCTGTTCGCGCTGGGCGGCTTCTTCATCGGCCGGCTCGAGACTGTGGCTCCCAAGGTGCTCGCGATCGAGACTGCGATCGGCGACAAGATCGGCCATCTGCGGGTGCCGGTCCGATGATCGACCTCGCCTTCCATGCAATCGGCGGCATAGCCGCCGGCGCCATCATCGGCGTCTCGATCGCGCGGCGCGACCGCTGGTTTCTGGCGGCCGGCGTCCTGCTCTTGCTCGGGGTCGCGCTATGATGAAGTGGGACGAGCTGCTCATGTGGGTGGCGTTCGGCGGCGCGCTGATGTTCTACGGCTACGCGCGCTACCGCTGCGAGCGCATGATCTTCCGGTTCGACCCGCCGCCGCCACCGGTGCATTTGCCGCCGGAGGTTTGGATGACATCCTCGGCGAATGGAAAACCTTCGCACCCTCGGCCTCGTCCAGCAGATCAAGCGCCAGGCGCTCGAGGGCGCCGCCCGCAATAGCCGGGGATGGCGCATCATCGGGGCGCTCGCGCTCTTGTGGATAGCGGTGGATGCCGCCTAAAACGGGTCAGCCCTCCTTGGGCGTTTCCTCCCTGACTTGGGCTGCCCTTCGGCGGCCCTTTCTTTTGTGGGCGCCATGCTGAACGGGCCGGTGGTCTGCCGTGGAATGCTCCATATTCGGGTGGGTCGGCGCGGCATCCGCTTCCCGATCTGGCTGCTCATCATGCGCAAGCCCCCTACCCTCCACTAAGGAACCCCCCATGCAGGAACCAGCCCTCATTCCGGTCACCGAAACCGAGCTCGCCGCGCGCGCCGTCGCGCCGCGCGTGTCCGAGGCCTCGATCAAGGACAAGATCCGTGGCGCGAGCTACTGGAACCCGCCCGGCACGACCATGACGGTCTGCGTTCTGCATCTGTGGAACGGCTTCCTTGTCGTCGGCGAAAGCGCCTCGGCGTCGCCGGCGAACTTCGATGAAGCGATCGGCCAGCGGCTCGCCTTCGACAACGCCTTCAAGAAGATCTGGCAGCTCGAGGGCTATCGGCTGCGCACCGAACTCCACATCGCGGAGCACTCGCAGGCGGCCGACCTCCACGCCTGACGAGCGGTGCATTTTGGGGCGAGGCGCGCGGTGTCATGTTGCGCGCCTCGGATGGCGGCGGCAGACCCCGATCAACTCTCGACCGCTAGCGGGCCGCGACCGCAACGCCATCCGATCCAATTCGCGAGGACGCCCCCAATGCAGCCCGACATTCTCACCGGCGGTTACACCAGCCGATTGACCTTTCAGGACCGCGAGCGCCTGCGCGCCGTGGTGAAGGCGGTCCATCTCGCCAGCTACCCCAAAGACAAGGTGGACAACCGCGAGGCCGACAAGCTCATCGATGCGCTGGGCCCGGAGGTGTGTCAGAAAATGATCGACCGTGCGATGCAGCGCGGTCTCGTTTCTTGAGGAGCACCCCCATCATGGCCGACACGCAAGCCCCGACCACCGACGCCCCGGCGACCACCGGCATCGACCTCTCCGCGAACAAGAAGGCCAAGGCGCCAGAGCCGGCCGCGCCGCCGGCCGCCGCTGAGGATGCGAAGCCGTCCGGCCGCATCATCGAGGAGCGCACGGTGCGCGACGGCGAGAGCCTCGCGCTGATCCGTCAGGAGGCCGTCGACGCCGTCACCAAGCGCGCGCAGGAACAGGGCCTGTCGTCCTTCACCTGCGAATACACCGAGCTCAGTTCGACCACGTTCCAGGTCGAGGCCAAGCGCATCGGCTGATGGACTTTAGCTTCAAGCCTCCGGGGGAAACCCTTCGCCAGTTCATGCTGTGCGACGACTTCTTCCGGGGGCTTCGAGGGCCGGTCGGCAGCGCCAAGTCATCGACTTGCGCGGTCGAGATCTTCCGTCGCGCGCTTCAACAGAAGTCCCATCAGGGTCGGCGCCAAAGTCGCTGGGCGATCGTCCGGAACACATACGCCGAACTCCGGACGACCACCCTGCAGACTTGGCTTCAGTGGTTCCCAGAAGACCAATGGGGCCCGGTGATGATGCACCCCCCGCCATTCGTCCACACGCTGCAGAAAGGCGACCTCGACCTCGAGGTGCTCTTTCTCGCTCTCGACCGTCCAGAGGACGTCAAGAAACTCCTGTCCCTCGAGCTGACCGGCGTTTGGCTGAACGAGGCGCGTGAGTTTCCAAAGGCTATCGTCGACGCCGCGACGATGCGCGTCGGCCGTTACCCGTCGATGAAGGACGGCGGTCCAAGCTGGTACGGCGTGATCGCCGACACGAACGCTCCCGATGATGATCATTGGTGGCCCATCATGGCTGGCGAGTGCCCGATCCCCGATCACATCAATCGGGACGAGGCGCTCATGTTGAAGAAGCCCGACGGCTGGCGCTTCTTCACGCAGCCGGGCGGCATGATCCCTGAGTACGACCTGAACAAAAACCTGCTCGGCTATGCTCTAAATCCGGAGCGGGAAAACATTGCGAACCTCACCCCCGAGTATTATCCGCGGATCATCGCCGGCAAGTCGAAGGACTGGATTTCGGTCTACGTTCTCAACAAGCTCGCTGCGCTGACGGACGGGAAGCCGGTCTATCCGGATTGGGACGTGGACCGTCACCTCGCCAAAGAGCCGCTGCAGCCAGTCCCGGGTCTTGGCCTGATAATTGGGGTCGACTTCGGTCTGACGCCAAGTGCGATCATCGGACAGCGTCTGCGCAATCGGTGGCTCATTCTCGGCGAGCTGGTCGCCCAGGACATGGGTGCGGTGAAATTCGCCGAAGTGCTGCGTGGCGAGCTGGCGCAGCGCTGGCCCGGCCACTCCTATGTCATCTGGGGCGATCCAGCCGGGGACTACCGTGCGCAGACCGACGAACAGACGCCCTTCCAGATCCTGCGGCGCGCCGGTTTCACGGCTCGTCCAGCACCGACCAACGATCCAGCTCTGCGCATTGACGCCGTCGCCGGCGCTCTGACACGCATAGTCGACAAGGAGCCGGGTCTGCTTCTCGACCCTGGGTGTGTGTCGCTGCGGAAGGGGTTCGACGGCGGCTATCACTACAAGCGCCTGCAGGTCTCGGGCGCCGAGCGCTACGAGATGAGCCCGAATAAGAACAAGTTCTCGCACCCGCACGACGCTCTCCAATATCTGCTCTGCGGAGGGGGCGAGAGCCGCGCCATTCTCGGCCACGGCCAGAACATGCAGCCCCGGCAGGCGAGAGTGGATTTCGACGTCTTCACCCGCAAGCCGAAGGGCCGGCGCAACCGCGTGACCGGTGCATTGTAGCGGGACGCTCCATCGGGCCTCTATGGGCCAAATGGAGATCTCCCGCGATGTGTTTCGGTGGTGGACAGAAAGACCCGCCGCCTCTGCCGCCGCCTGATGCGTCGGTCGAGGCGCAGAAATATGCGTCCTTCAAGGACAGCTCCGACAAGATGGCGAAGGAAAAGGACCTCGCGCTCTCTGAACAGCGCTCGAAGGTCTACGGCATGTTCGGCTCCCGCTCGCTGCTCGGCGCGCAGGACGCGACCGGCCCGCGTTCGCTGGTGAGCTGATGTGCGGCGGCAAGACCGGGACCAGCCTGACGTTCGTCGATCCGGACGGATCGCAGCGCGGCTTCGAGACAGATCCAAACGGCCCGGCCGGCGCGCTGAAACAGATCGGCCAGGTCGGCAAGTCGCTGCTCGACGCCGTCCCGAAACCCGAGGAAACGCCGAAGATGGCCGCGCCCGTGTACGCCGATGTGGCGCGCGGGCAGCAGCAGGTCGGCCCTCGCTCTCTGCTTGGAAGCTGACCGATGGGCAAGCCGCTTAAATCACTCGTCACCGGGACGCCGATCCAGGCGCCGGTCCTCGAGGACAAGGCCCGGGCGCTGCACCAGCGCTTCACGCGCGCGGTCGCGCTCAAAAATCCGTGGCTGTCGACCTTCGAGGAGTGCTTCGAATACGCCCTCCCGGCGAAGGAGAGCATGTTCCTGCAGGCCGACGCCAAGCGCCGCACCGACAAGATCTTCGACGAGACCGCCGTGGTCGGCGTGCAGGAGTTCGCGTCCCGGCTGCAGGCCGGCATCATGCCGACGTTCTCGCGCTGGGCCGACCTCAAGACCGGCACCGACATTCCCGACGACCAGCGCAAGGAGGCCGACGCCGCGCTCGACGCCGTGACCGAGCATGTGTTCGAGATCCTGCAGCACTCGAACATGGATCAGGAGATTTCCGAGAGCTTCCTCGACCTCGCGGTCGGGACGGCGACCATCGACATCATCGAGAGCGACGATCCGATCGCGCCGATCCGCTTCGCCGCGGTGCCGATCGCCCACCTCTACATCGACAGCGGCCCTGACGACCGCGTCGATTTCATCGCCCGCAAGCGCGAGATGACCGCCGACCAGATCAAGCTGCGCTATCGCGGCGCCAAGACCGTCAAGGCGATGGCCGAGGAGAAGGCCGAGGGCGAGGGCAAGCTGCGCATCGTCGAGGCGTGCGAGCGGGATTGGTCGAAGCCGGTCGAGACGTGGACCTTCACGGTCTACGAGGAGGGCGAATGCGAGACGATCTTCACCGAGACCGAGAGCGGTATTGGCTCTGGGCGTTTCATCTGTTTCCGCTGGGCGAAGCTGGGTGGGGAAGTGTGGGGCCGCGGGCCGTTGCTGAACGCCTTGCCAGCGATCAAGACCTGCAATCTCACCGTCGAGCTGATCCTGGAGAACGCCGAGATGGCGATCACCGGGCTCTATACGGCGGAGGACGACGGCACGATGAACGTCGACACCATCCAGCTTCTGCCCGGCACCATCATCCCGACTATGCCCGGCTCAGGTGGCCTCAAAGCGGTGCAGGCCGCCGGCAAGTTCGACGTCTCGCAGATGATCCTCACGGAGATGCGGTCGAACATCAAGAAGGCGCTCTACAACGACAGCCTCGGCAACCCGGACAAGACGCCGGCGAGCGCGACTGAGATCAGCGCGCGCATGGCCGACCTGTCACGCCAGATCGGCGCCGCCTTTGGCCGGCTGCAGAACGAGCTCGTCCAGCCGCTTATTCAGCGTGTGATCTACATTCTGAAGAAGCAGGGCCGCATCAAGCTTCCGTCGGTGAACGGCCGCGAAGTGAAGGTGTCGCCGACGTCGCCACTCTCGCAGGCGCAAGCGCATCAGGACGTCACCACCACCAGCCAATACATCGGGATGCTCGGACAATTGTTCGGCCCTCAGCTCGTCAACTTGCTTGTGGATACCACGAAGGCGGCGGACTACCTCGCCGACAAGTTGAAGATCAATTCGCAAATCCTGCGTACAGAGGCGGGACGCCAAGCGATCATGCAGCAGATGAGCCAGGCGATCGGCCAGCAGCAGAACCAACCGCAGGACCCGAATGCCCCAGCAGGACAGCCAGCCCCAGCCGGAGCGCCAGGAGGCTGAGGACCGATTGAATTCCGCGATCCACGCCATGATGACGAGCCCGCCGGGGCTCGAAGTCATGAAGTGGTTGCGGCGCATCACCATCGAGACGGTCGCCGGACCCGAGGTGAGTAACAAGACGCTGCGCCATCTCGAGGGCCAGCGGTTCATCGTCGGCCTGCTCGAAACCCGCAAGCTGATGCACATCCAACGTGAGGAGAGATCCCTTGGCCGAAGCCCCCAGCCTAATCCCGACCGCCCCCGCGCCCGCGCCAGCCGCCTCCGCGACCCCGGCTCCAGCCGCTACGCCGACTGAGCTGCCGAAGGGCACGCCGGAGCCGTCGCGCACGCCGCCGGTCAAGAAATTCGAGCTGACCGAAGACCGCATTCCGGAAAAATACCGGACGCACGAAGACCCGCTCGGCGAGATCCTCAAGGGCTACGACAATCTGTCGTCGCTGGTCGGCAAGAAAGACGAGGAGATGCGGGCGCAGATCGAGGCCGATCTGAAAGCCAAGCAGTTCGAAGGCCGTCCGGAGACCAAGGACGCCTATGAGCTGCCCAAGATCGACGGCGTCGACCTCGAGCAGATGGGCAAGAGCCCGCTGGTCGACTGGTGGCGCGAGACGGCGCACGCCAAGGGCCTCGACCAGAAGGCGTTCGAGGAAGGCATCAACCGCTACATGGGCGAGTTGAAGGGCCAGCAGCCGGTGTTCGAGGACGAGATCAAGAAGCTCGGCGACAATGCGCAGCCGCGCCTGCAGGCGCTCGGCCTGTGGATCAACGGCCTCGAGGGCGAAGGCAAGGCCGCCGCGATGGAGCTGACCACCACCGCCAAGGGCGTCCAGCAGCTCGAGGCGATCATGCGCTCGGCGAAGGGCGGCACGCCGGCCTCGACGCAGGAGCCGGTGCAGGATCAGGGCGACGATCAGGCGACGATCGACAAGCTGATGGCCTCGAAGGAATACCACTCGCCGGCGCACCGTGATCCCAAGGTGGTCGAGCGCGTGCAGCGCTTCTTCAACCGGAAGTACGCCGCATGATCACCATCCGCGATTACCAGCAGAGCGACTTCGCTCAGCTGCTCGCGATGGGCTACGAGATGTGGAAGGCGGCCCCGGAGTTCCGGGGCTTCACCTTCGACGCGGAGCGGCTCATCCCGATCAGCGAGGCGTGCCTGTGCAACGACGACATGCACTGTTTCGTCGCCGTGCGCGACGGCAGGCCGGTCGGCTTCTTTGTCGGCGGCGTCACCGAGTTCTTCTTCTCGAGCGATCGCTACGCCTTCGACCTGGCGCTGTTCGTCAGTCCTGACCGGCGCGGCACATCGGCGGCGATCCGGCTGATGGCGGCGGCGACGGAATGGGCGCGGGCGCGCGGCGCCAAGCAGCTGCGGTTCGGGGCCGCGACCGGCATCGATCCGGAGCGCACCGAGCGGTTCTTCGGCGGCCTCGGCTTCGCCAAGGCCGGCCAGCTCTACACCTTCGCGGTCGCATGAGCGGGTTGATGCGAGGGCTCATCCTCGCCAGCCCGCTTTCGCTGACCTTGTGGTGGCTGATCCTGCATTGCATCGGTGCATTGTTGAAAATTCACTGACGCGGTTTTGTGCCTGTCATAAGGCCCGAGATCGCAGGACGGAGCCCGGCCACGGACACCTCCAAGCTCCCGCGTGATGGACACCCTTAATCCGGTTTTCAATCACACGAGGACGCCATGTCTCTCTCCATCGACACCGCATTCATCAAGCAGTTCGAAAGCGAAGTGAAGCTCGCCTATCAGCGCGGCGGCACCAAGCTCCGCAACACGGTCCGCGTCAAGAACTCGGTCCAGGGCAAGGACACGACCTTCCAGATCATCGGCAAGGGCACGGCCGGCCAGAAGTCGCGTCACGGCATGGTCCCGACGATGTCGCTGAACCACACCAACGTCACCTGCACGCTGGCCGACTACTACGCCGCCGATTACGTCGACGTGCTCGATGAGCTCAAGACGAACATCGACGAGCGCGGCGCTGTCGCGACCTCCGCCGCCAACGCGCTCGGCCGCAAGACCGACGACCTCGTCATTCAGGCGATGGCGACCGGCACCAACCTCGTCACGGAAGGCTCCACCGGCCGCCTGACGCAGACCAAGATCAACACGGTCTTCAACTATTTCGGCAACAACGACATCCCGGACGACGGCAACCGCTTCTTCGTGATCGGACCGGCTCAGTGGGTCGACCTGCTCGGCATCAACGCCTTCTCGAGCGCCGACTACGTCGACTATCAGGACCTCCCCTACAAGGGCGGCATGGTCGCGAAGCGCTGGATGGGCTTCATGTGGTTCACCCACTCGGGCCTCAACGCCAACGGCCTGATCCGCGAGACGGTCGCCTATCACCAGACCGCGATCGGCGCGGCGTCTGGCGCCGACGTGACGACGAAGTGGGACTGGATCGCTGAAAAGGCGGCCAATTTCTACAACGCCTACATGTCGCAGGGCTCGGTGCTCATCGACAATCAGGGCGTCTACCGCGTCCAGTCCTACGAAGGCTAATCGGGCCGGGGGCGCAAGCCCCCGCTCTCTCGCAACCGTTTCTCCAGAGGAGCCCTTCGATGGCCTTCAATCTCAAGACGTTCCAGAAAGTCGCCGGCGGCTCGGGCCAGCAGGTGTTCGCCTACAACGCCGGCGCCGACAGCAACGCGACCGTTCTCGGCGCGAGCTACTTCGCCTCCGTCGCATCCTCGCTCCATCAGGGCGACATCATCCTCGCCGTCTGCGCCAGCAACACGCAGATCGATCCGCTGCTCGTGACCTCGACCGACTTCGCAGCTGTCCCGACCGTCTCGGGCGCGCACGCGATCGCTTAAAGAATTCCACTTGGGGGTGGAAGCGAAGGGGGTGGTCCTGTCGGTACGGGGCCGCCCCTTTTTTCAGTTTAGACGCGCGGGGATTTCATGGCCGACAAGCTCACCATCATCAATCGCGCGCTGCTCCGCATCGGCACCACACAGATCGCCTCGCTCGACGACGGCTCGGCGGAAGCGATCACCGCGACCGTGCTCTATCCGAGCGTCCGCGACGACTTCATTTCCCGCCACCGCTGGGACTTCGGCAAGGGCCAGGTGCAACTCGCGCGCCTCGCCGCGCTGCCGGCCGCGCGCTGGGACAGCGCCTATCAAATCCCGGCCGGCATCGACAATGTCGTAACCGTGCTGGTGATGGGCCATCCGATCGCCTTCGACCGCTACGACGACAAGATCTTCTGCAACGCTGTGGTCGCCGATCAGGTCTTCCTCGAATACACCGACTACACCGACGAGACGCGCTGGCCGGCGTGGTTCGTGACCGTGATGGAGTTCGGGTTGGCGTCGGCGTTCGCAATCCCGATCGGCGATCGCAACGACCTCACCGACCTCTACGAGAAAAAGGCCGACCGGCACTTCGCGCTGGCGAAGCAGCTCAACGGCCAGGGCCACACCACCAAGAAGCTGCCGACCGGCCGCTTCCGTCGCGCGCGCCGCGGCGGCACGACTGAGCTCGTCTGATGCCTGAGATCCACAAGATCCAGACCCAGCTGTCGTCGGGCGAACTCGATCCCTCGATGCGCGGCCGCATCGACACCGCCGCCTATCAGAACGGCGCGCGGCGCCAGCTCAACGTCGC